ATCAGCTACGCTTTGCATCTTTTCTCTCAAGTCGTCTTGGTCTGGCTCCGCCCACTTGCCGCCATATTGGTATAAGCCATGCTGTCCGCCTCTATGCTGATGCGTATACTCCCACTTAAAGTTCAGGGGTATTGATTTATCTGCAAATTCTGTGCAGGCGGTTGCATTGGTGCATATGGTTGGAGTGCCGCATGCAATGGCTGTAAATGGAACCAGTCCCCAGCCTTCTCCTGAAGTTGGATAAACTAAACAATGAACGCTACGGTACAGTGCAGATATCTCCTCATCTGTGATCATCTCGTCAACGACTGTGACTTGGGGGTGGTTGTAGATACTCCCAAGGTTCTCACCGTTTTTAATGTTCCTAACTGAGCAGGCGCCGGAGGATTTTACGATTAAGTGATAGTCGCTATTGCCCTCAAACAAATCCATAAACGCATTATAGGCATATTGAGCATTCTTCCTTTCTGAAGGAGAGCCGAACGATAGAAAGGTAAACTTATCTGTTCGGGGTGCTTCATATGACATCCAGTATACTTCTGGGTCAACCCCCTGGTTAAAGTCTTTAATAGAATTGTTCACTTCTTGCTTCTCATACACGCCGCGTATGAACTTTGAAGATGTCCATATTTCATCCATTGAGTTCATATGAGGCACCCAGAATTCAGGAACAGTATCTGTTTCCCAGTATGTCATCCCGATGTTTATACCAGTACCTTTGATATATGTATTTGGTAAGCAGTGGTTAATGACAGGGGGGCCGCCAGTATCGACAGTAAACTCATAGATAAGATATTTAATAGCATCCTTCAACTCAGGAGCCAGGTCAGAAGGTATAATGCTATATATACCAAGCTTTTTTAAAGCTTCAGTGTATTTTGCAAATGCATATCCGTACCCCTCTTTGGGGACATACGTTGACGAATTCCAGTATACAGCCTGTTCGTTGGAGATTGCATCAAGAAGTTCTGGCTTTATTTTCATTTACGCAACCCTCCATTGGTTGCAATCATTATAGCAGCCGGGATGAGTCGTGCGGTACACTCTGAGAAGAAATGAGGAGGAGGGGGGTCGAACCCCTCAAGCGTGTCCCAAGGTAGGATAACTATATGGCCTGCTGCACTAACAAGCTGTTGCTCTGCACCGGCACTCCTCTTGGACATTATAAACTATTTTGTGTAAGAAAACAAAAAAAGGCCCCAAGCACAACTGACTAAACCTTGCGGTAGATAGTCAAGGGCTTGGGGCTTCAAATTCAGTATAACACTTCTGGGGTTAAAAATCAACCTATATGGGGAATACTAGATGTATAAACTTTTAATATTCCTTTCACTTCTGCTAGGTCTTCACGAACCTCTGCCATCTCATCCTGCAGCTTCCCTACCTGACGAAACAGATCACCTCTCCCATTTTTAATCCCTACATTGTTTAAATTATTCTTCCTTTGACGTATGTGTGCGACTACTATTGCACCTACATTGGCAACAATGATTGCCGATAAACCAAAGATACTATTTATATCCACAAAAACCCTCCATGCAGAAAGGCCTTTGTATACTCTAAAATATCACTTATCGGCACTGTCGCCCTCCAATAACTCTGGCTCTAGTTTACCGGACAATCGTTTAAAACCCAAATACCATGCCAGCTCAGGTCGTTCACCCATGAGACTCTCTGGCTAATCGTCATCATCAGTCTTCTCTCGTCTTCCATAAACCGGTAAAAGTATATCCTCAAAGACAATATATGCCTCCTCGGAAGAATAGTACAACCTAACATACGCCTTGCGACCGTCATAATCAAAAGCGGGGCAAGATTCATAGCCACAAACGTAAATTGCCTTGTAGTGGAATACGTCTTGATCTGAGTGAATCGCATTAACAAGCTGCAGAGATCTCTCACAAAGAGCACACTGCTTGTCGGGGTATGGAAAATCCTTCCTAACGTGACCCAACATAGGTCCGCCAGGTGAAGGGTGATGACTAATCGTTGAGTTCCTCATCATCTTCTTCTAAGCTGGATATAAGGTTTAAAATTCTCTCTAAATCTGTAGAGTCATCCACAGAATACCATTCTTTCATATTTTCTAAAGCATTGTCCTTTAAAGATTTCAATAAACCGCCTATCATGCAGTCCACACCGCCTATAGCCAATTCAAGCCCTGTGATCATCAATCTGAGATGTCCTACTGTCATAGGATAGTCATCCGCTGGAGAAGTCATATAAAAGACCGGAACCAAACCATCATTAGGCTCAGGCAGAAGCTTAACCGTTAGCGACATCTCACGAATGTCTGATATGTCTTGCCCTGTTGCTGGAATTATTTTCAATGTATCACTCCTTGCTAATTGCCGCCACTATAGGTGCAGCCAGCAAATATGCAGCATTGATCATTACCACTATACTAAAGTATCCTACCACAGTTCCGTTTATTTTAAAAGCAAACCACCACACACCGCCTACCATGAGGCTCCAGGAGAAATGGGCTATCGCTTGTCCAATGAGTTTTGTCATAGAAATCAGTATATCAGAAAAAAAATCTGTTCAGAGGTTGGAAGTTGGATTTCTTCGCGGTATCCTGTAATGGCGTGCCCAGCAATCTAGCATGCTAGTAACTAGTACTAGTAATACCTCTATATTTAAGATTACTTATATATAGATATATCTTAGCTAGCTAGTAGCTAGTAGCTAGTAACTAGTACTAGTAACTTAGATCTGAAAGAGGAAAGAACTTTATTTATTTGACACATCTGGAGAAGTAGAATAAACTTTATTTAAATAGTCTAGGAAGCAGCTAGTGCTGATTTGGGGTTATCCAGCTCTTTCTAAATTATCCAGCGGTTTTCTGATATACTGGTACCAACCTGATATTGAACTGGAGAAGTATGAAATATATAGCGCTTGCAGAATGTGATGATTGTCCATCTACTCCAGTGATAGATGAAGAATATATTTCAGTCTGTAGGATAGATGGTGAGTACCTAGGGATTACAAGGTGTCAATGGTGCAAGAGACCTATCCAGTATTGGATGCCTGAAGATGATGCTTTTGAACTTAGAGATATGGGAGTTGAGATTCTAGTATGGGTATGAAAACAGATATATCGTGGTTCACTCCTCAGTCTTTAGACTTTACAGGCTCTTCATGGAGGAGTGCTGGTTATACTGAGGTGTCATTGCAGATATTTAACGCTCTCCTCAAGAAGGATCAAAAAGTGTTATGGAATAGCACTGGGACTAAAGCTCATGTGAATTATTGCATACCCCTCTACTATCAGTTTCCTAGTGCTAAGGTTATTGGATATACCCCTTGGGAGTTCACTGTTATTCCTCCAGCTTGGATTGATAACCTGAACAAGTGCGATCAAATATGGACGACTTCTTCTTGGTGTGCGGATGCCTATAAAGCATGTAACTTAGATCCTCAAATAAGAGTCGTCCCTCATGGCATTTCTGATGAGTGGGCAATTGAGGAACGAGAGATTGGTGATAAGTTTTACTTTCTGCATGTAGGTGGAGATCTACCTAGAAAGAATGTAAGAATGGTCATTAAGGCCTTCTTGGAATTGTATGAAGGGGATAAGGACTATCATCTTATCTTGAAGGCCACTGACGCTATATCTAATCTCAAACTAGATCCTTCTTTTGATGAGGTTAAGAATCATCCGCAAATTACGATAATCACTCAGTTCCTTAGTGAAGACGACCTGATCTCCTTGTACCACCATAGTCACTGTATGCTATATCCGACTCAAGGCGAGGGGTTTGGATTGATTCCATTCCAGGCGATAGCTACTGGCATGCCAACTATCTGCACGAATCTAACAGGATGTACAGAGTATGCAGATTTGTCAATGCCTCTTAGGGCGGAGTTTGGTCAAGCATCCGCCTTGGATATTGATGAGCAGGGCTTGCCGTATGATGAAGAGATTCTTCTTGCTGTACCAGACTATAATCATCTTCTTGAGTTGATGAAAGAGACTACGGATAATTATCTTTCTGTCAAAGGAAAGGCGATGCGTGGAGCCAGATATTTGCATCAATTTCAGTCGTGGGATTTTGTCACAGATCGAATATTAGACTTTTTAGAGCTATAGTAAAATAAATTCTGCAAAGCCTTTGGGTTGGAATCGGCGCCGTGGTAGACTGGTGTTCCTGCACTAAACAAGCGTCCATCGAGATGCTGTAGTCGGCATTTTGAAGGAGGAAAAGTGGCCATTGTTAACGACACGATAGGTCGGGTTGATACCGACCAGATAGCTAATGAGACAAGCGGTGGAGATATAACTATCCCATCGTTTTTTAGAAAGGGTGGATATCAAGGTTATAAGATTTTCTTAGATCGGTACACACTGAAAGCCCCCAAGGGGGAGGTGTCTGTTGGTGATTTAGTCTTGGCAACTATTGCTGTTGACCCTAAGTGGCCGGTAAAAGAGATTGCTGTTGTTGATGAGATAGCTGATGACAGCAGGCTGGTGTCCATTACGACCTATCATGGTGTGTCATGCAAGGTTGATATTGATCTTATCATAAAGCCCTTAGAATTAGAAGTGGATGATGTTAAGAACCGCGTAGCTAAGGCTATGGCTGCTAATGAACTAGAGGTGGATATAGAGCATGTTGAGGATGCTTATCGTAGTATCCTGTTTGACTACTTTATCCCCGGTGGCCGCATTTTGGCTGGTGCCGGAGGTAAGCAGTTAACCCTTTCCAACTGTTTTGTTTTGCCTTGCCCTAAGGACTCAAGAGGAGGTATCTTCGATAGTGTTAAAGAAATGGCAGAAACTCATTCGAGAGGTGGAGGGGTGGGGATCAATCTGTCTTCTCTGCGTCCTAGGTATTCTCCTGTCATTGGTGTTAACGGCGTTTCTAGCGGCGCTGTGTCTTGGGGAAAGATGTATAACCTTTCTACAGGGCTTATTGAACAAGGAGGGTCGAGGCGTGGCGCCACGATGCTGATGATCAATGATTGGCATCCAGATGTAGAGGAGTTTATTACAGCAAAACATACAGCAGGCGAGTTTGAAAATGCAAACATGTCTGTCTGTGTCTCCGATACGTTTATGGAGGTCTTGGCGAATGACGGTGACTGGGATCTCGTATTCCCAGATACTCAAGACCCTGAGTACAATGAGCTTTGGGATGGCAATCTACACTACTGGAAAGATGTTCTTGGTAAAAAGGTAATTGTCTATAAGACATTGAAAGCTAGTGCTGTGTGGGGCGCCATAGTCTCGTCTGCGTGGGAGTCCGCTGAGCCCGGTATCCATTTTCTGGAGAGGTCTAATAAGATGAGCAACTCTTGGTACTTTGCTCCGCTGGTTGCAACTAATCCGTGCGCGGAAGAGGTTCTTGAAGCTTACGGTGTGTGTACTCTTGGCGCTCTTGATTTATCTAAGTTTGCATTGTCTTTGAATGGCTCTCCTGAGATGGACTGGGATACATTTCGCTATGTCATTCATAACGCTGTGCGCTTTTTGGATAGTGTAGTTGATATTAATGAGTATCATATTAAAGACATTGAAGAGAGTCATCTTGGTAACCGTAGAATCGGTCTTGGCGTCATGGGCGTTGGTGAGCTTTTAATAAAGATGAATCTACGGTACGGCTCTAAAGATAGTCTTATTTTCCTTGATGAACTGTTCAAGACCTTATCTGTAGAGGCGTATGGTGCCTCCATTGATTTGGCTAAGGAAAAAGGTTCGTTCCGCCTATTTAATGCAGATGCCTTTCTCGCATCTGGATACATGAAACGTATGCCCGGGGAGGTTCGTGAGAGAATCTCCAAACACGGGATTCGCAATGTCACGCTCCTCACGGTGGCCCCTACAGGAACTACTGGGACAATGATGGGAACATCGACAGGTATTGAGCCGTACTTCGGCTGGAAGTATACACGCACCTCTCGTCTAGGGACTGAGGTTGAAACCGTTCCGGTTATTAAGGATATGGGGCTTGATATAAATGATCTCCCCGACTGTTGTGTAACAGCAATGGATCTACTGCCAGAGCAGCATCTGGCAGTTCAGGCGACAGCTCAGAGGTGGGTTGATGCCGCTATTAGTAAAACGATAAATTGTCGATCTGATATTTCTGTTGAGAGTGTTGACAAACTGTATCGTTTGGCTCATGAACTTGGGTGCAAGGGTGTTACGATTTATCGTGATGGCTCACGCAATGAGCAAGTGCTTAATAACGTTGGTGTTGAGCAGTTGCAATTGAACTTGGATGATGGCGCTGATGAAGAGCTGGCGTGCCGCATTGATAGTTCTGATTGTAAAACATGTGCCCTATAAGGTATGAACAATAACCCCAGTTGGCGGTCATATTGGTATGAAAACAGAGAAGGAGATATGGAAGAGTTGGAAATGTATGTTGACATTTCTCCTCCGCCAACTCTCAACGTACACAGTATGCACGGAAATATAGAGACCTTCTTTCTCATTGAGAACGAATCTGACCTATCTTCGGAATAATTTGACCGATATGTTGGGTTTTTGGTACACTCTGTGGTAGTATTTATACCATGAGTGATCAATTCATGAAGAACAAGAGCAACGTGTACGTTCCCCAGTCGGCCTTTGGCGTTTGTTTCTGGAGGATGCCTGATGGTGGCATGATCTCTGATTCTGATGGCAATTATATGTGCGCTGAGGGGATGATTAGTGATCCGCTGGTTGAAAAACACATGCGTGAGGCTGCGAAATACTGGACAGGCTCTAGCGATGGAGAGCCGGTCTGGAAGGACGGAACGAGAAAGGTATCGCAGGAAGAGTTG